TGATACCCACTTCAGCCCCTTAATGATGTCGGCGTTGGCCTCATAGGAAGCCATACGAGCCGCAGAGGAAACATGGTTCAAGCCTGTCCGCGCTATCGCTTCGGCTTCGCGGCGTGTCGTGCTTAGGACACCATCGGTAAAGCGGTTGGCGCGAGTGCCGCGTATCCGCTGAACCACTTGCCCCAGTGTTTGGCCTTCGGCCAGACCGAGCCGTATAGCCTGTTCAAGCCGCGTCTGCGTGTCGCTCCCCAACTTTTGAAACCACTTCGTAAGGGGAGTGCCGTTAATCGGCGAAGATGTCGCTATCTTCCGCAACAGTTCGGGCGAAGGCATCTGCGTGTCCAGCTTAACCGGCGCACTATTTTCGATCATGTCACGCACGAAAGTTGCCTCATCCTCTGACAGCTTACTGAAGGTTTTGGTCAGGTCTTTCCTACCCTGCTTCATACCTTTCAGGTTGAGCCGCCGCACTGCGGCGTATAGCTCTTGTAGTCGCCGCGAAGTGACAGGACCTGCATCAAACCCCTGTCTTGCTATGCGGTCAAAGCGGCGTTCCAATTGGGCTACCAGATCATTCTGAAGATCATCCAGTAGCGCGTTTATCTTTACCACCTCGGACGTAGCCAACTGCTGTAGGTAGACCTGATGGCGAATGACCCTATCCATCACTTGCTCGTTCAAGGATTTGCCGATCTTCGCGGTGCGGTTCAGATCGGACAGCTTGCGAGCCGCTACCTGTTTAGTAGCCTCGGTCATGCGGCTTCAGCCTCGTCCTCATCGTCCTCTATGTCCTCGTCAATGTCCTCGTCAATGTCGAGTTCAGTAAAGGGGTTTTCCGTTTCCAGTGAAGCCAGCACATCGTTCACTTCTACGCTCTCATGGTAGAGTCCACGCCGCTTCCGTTCCTCAAGGTAGGTGCGCTTATCCAGCACACCGAGCTTGAAGTCCTCGCGTAGTTCCTCAAGCTCTCTGCCGCTGGTGACGCTATACCCCAAATCCTCGCTTATAAGGACGTCAGGGAGGATTTGCGCGTCCCTGTTCGCCCATTTAGCGCAAAAGCCCAACCCCTGCTTCAAGCCGTACTCCAATAGCATGACGTAGGCTTCCAAATCGGAGACCTCGCGCCCTGCTTCGATAGCAAGCTCGGTGGCGGTAGGATTCCCAGCGCGGCGTTCCATTGGCGACATACTCATAACGTTCATCTGCCGTTCTACTTCGCGCAGGGCATCGCTTCCAACCTTGACGGCGTTGCCGTTGGTCTCTATCACCATGACATCGCTTTGTGGGTCTTGATTGCCGAACACTTTAAACGGACCGACCTCTACGCTGGCTACGTCCTGTTTGCTGAAACCGCGAAAGAACAGCATCGGCACACGCGCAACCTGTTCGATATTGTCTTGATCGCTCTGGTTGCGCCAGTGCTTCGCATTCAGGTGAGCGAGTCCTTCCAGTGGTGGCTCTGCCGTCAATAGCTTTTTACGGTTGGCGTAGACGGTGACCAGTGGAATCTCGCCGAGGGTATTCGGTAGGTCGCCATTATCAACCGGCATCCATACCTCGTCCTCGCCTTCGTCGCTTATGCGCTCCCACACGACGATACGCTGGCGCGTCCACACCACGACAAGGTGCTTCATTTCAACGGCAAACTCGTTTTGTGGGTGCTGTATGGGGATCGTGTGGCGCACTTGAAGGCGCGTCAGTTGCTCTACGCCGCCTATGCGCCGACCTTCCCAATTAATGATCGCACTGGGCGATATGCGGACAAGGTAGGGGCGAAGTTTAAGCTGTCGCTCGTCAGCCAGTGTCAAATCGCGCCCCATCATTTCCCTAAGCTCTACTGTATTCGGGTATTCAGCCATGAAGTGACACTTGCCGTAGCTGAGAAGATCGGACATGCACTCTCGCGCAAAGACGGTCATGTTGCGACCTGTCAGGTCGACGTTTTCAGCTATTTCCCAAAAGAAAGGGTCAGCATCCTCGTTCAAAGCCACCGGCGAACCGAAGGGGCGCGCACTGAGAGTTTGCACCGTATCCTTAAACTTCTCCAGCAAGACGGAATTTTGAAGCCGCAAACGGTATCTGGCGTCACTTTCCTTCGCATACTGCGGTAAGTACTCGCGCCCAGCCTCGCGCATCGCCAGTGTGCCGCCCATTAGGTTGTCAATAAGCCGCCACTTCACAGCCATTGACTCGTAGGCTTCGTTAGGCGTGTTGACGGTAATCTTATCTGCTTCCATTTCTCTCAAACACAAAAAGCCCCCACTTCGCACGCATATTGCGGCGAAGCAGGGGCGAATGGTCGATTCGGTTGTCCTGCTCAGTGCTTTTGAGGTGAGGCAATTATACTTTACTCGTGGAGATATGTCAAGCGGAGTATTTCAATGCCGCCGGTCACTTCCAGCTTTGCCTTTACGCTCTCCGCGTTTTGCCCCTTGTGCAGGTGGACAGCCGAATGAGTAGGACCCGATCGCATCCACGCCACCACAGCAGTGACCACTTCCTTCTCTTTCGGAGTCATTTCAATTGGCGGCATTGTCCTGTTCCATTTTGTTTATTCGGCAGAGGAGTTCGCCATATTCTGTCCATAAAGCGGCATTTTCTTTCTCAAGTTGCTTCACGCGGCTTTCCAGTGACGCATCTTTCATCGGCTCCATTTTTGCCGGTCGCTGTTTGCCTTTGCCGAGGGATCGAAACTCCGCGGCAGTCATCGTGCTTTTACTCCGCGCCATAAATCCGGCGCATTGCCTTCCACTGCTCGGCACTGGCTTCCTCGTCGGCGGCACTCTGGTCACGAAAATCGTCGGGCAGTCGACGTAGCTGGTTTCGTAGTGCCAGTTCGATGTAGCACAGCATCTCAGCCACATCTCCGAAGCTGTGCTGGTGTTGCAGTAGATACTGGACGCTCCGCAATGCCGTGCGGCAGATGTTCAGTTCGTGATACAGGTCAGCCGGTTCGGTGTCGGATGGCATGACTACCTCACGTTGAAGAATGGTTTTTTGCCGTTGGTCGCCGTCGGTGCAAATACCGCTTCCTTGAGAATCTGGCAATCGTCGGCACTCGGCTTTTCGTATTCCGGCAATAGCCCCACTCGCTTCGCCTTATAGTCACACCGAGAGCATGGCGAGAACATCCGGCTCTTTTGGTAGAGAGTCTTACGGATAGCCTCAAAAATCTTGCCCTCCCATATCTCGCGGAGTGTCATTTCATTGACGTTTCCGCAGACCAGCTCGTGACCCCAATCCATACAGCAGACGTTGACATTGCCGTTCCACGCCACCGTGACCTCGCGGAAGGGCAATGTGCATTTAGCCTGAAGCGGCAACCCCTTCACATGGCCTTTGAACTCGGTGTTGCCAGCGTGATTGTAAATCGTTCGCGCCTTTGATTTGCCGTCAACTGCTATGAGGTCGTCCATCAGCACCACGCGCCGCCGCACCTTCCGCTTGTGGTTCGCCCACGGAGACCAGCCGGACGGAATGCAGTCCTCGTAAAAGTCCACCACCTCTACCCCTGTTAGGCTTGCCGCCGCTTCGCGCATGGCTTCACGTTCAGGGTAATAGGTGTCAAGGATAATGAAGTCGACGCCAGCATCAAATATGGCTTCCACGCGCTCCTGTATCTTCGACCGTATCACCTTCCCGTTGGTGGTAATTTGTATCTGTGCATCGGGTAATGCTTTTCGATATGCCTTGAGGATGGCAAGGTATTCGGGGTGCATCGTTGGTTCGCCATGCATGGCGAACTCCAGCCGACCAGAGGGGAGTAGGTCGCCAATGCCTTCGATAGTTCGTTCGGTAGTAGACCAATCGACATACTTGTAGTTTCCAACCTTGTCCCTTATGCCGTTCAAGCCGCAGAATGGACACATACGATTGCATCCCTCTACCAGTTCGATCTGGCAAGACCACGGCGCGTTGATCATATCAGTTCCTCCATCGTAAATGAGCTTACGCGATCGGCCGCATCTACAGGGAAAGCATCTACGATATAGTAGCCGAGTGCATCCGATGCGTGGGATAGGCGAGGGTCGTTTTTTTTGTCGATCTCCCCACTACCACCCTCCAATACGCGCACACCTTCAAGGTCTTTGTGCAGATTGGGTGCTTTGGCCGGATTTACCATCATGTGTATCTCGCCGCTGGCACTGCGAAGCCGCGTATTCATCGCGTTTATGCGTGAGCGTTCCTTCGGGTTGCTACGCCGGACATGGGAGTAAACGCGGTCACCATAAGCCGCCTTCATTTCGTCTTGTATCATCTCCCAATCCGATCCTGACACCTTTGCCGTCCCTCGCGCACCGCCGGTCGCATCGCCGTATAAGTGGACACTGCTTTCGTGATGCCCATAGTCCTGTATGAGCCGCCTACATACCGCTGGCGTATTTGAATTGCGCGGTATATGCACCTCGCCGACTACCGCTGTGCCTTCGCGCCCCACAGGTAGGGGCAGTTCCTGACAGACTACCGCGACTCCGGGACTCACGTTAAAATCAAAGCAGAATATCACCGGTTGTCTGGGGTCATATTTAAGGCT